TGGAGGCCCTGGAGAAGGAAGAGGCCGACGACGCTGCGACCGCGAAGGCGGTTGACGACAGCGAGAAGCGCAAGGGATCCGTGGCCGTGACCCGCTCCGGCGGTGCCGAGGCGAAGGACACGACCAAGCTGGAGCCGGGCATGGCGTTTGCGCGTATGGCCCGCGTGAAGGCGCTGGCGTTCACCGGGCAGGCTGGTACCCGCGATGAGGTGCAGATCGCCAAGCACGTGTATCCGCGTGACGAGAAGCTGGTGGCGGCCCTGCAGCAGAAGGCCGCGGTTCCTGCAGCCAACACGCAGGATGACAACTGGGCCGGGAACCTGGTGATCGAAGGTGGCGGACCGTTCGCCGATTTCGTCGAGTTCCTGCGCGAGCGTGGGCTGTTCGGTCAGATCTCCGGTCAGTTCCGGAACCTGCCGTTCGATGCCCCGGTGCTGGTGCAGGGTTCCGGCGGCACGGCGCAGTGGGTGCAGGAAGGCCATGCCAAGCCGCTGACGCAGTGGAGCTACAGCCGCGTGCGGATGAATCCGCTCAAGGTTGCGGCGATCGCTGCGGCCACGCAGGAGATGCTGCAGCGCGCCTCGGCTGCTGCGGACACCCTGATCCGTGACGAGCTGGCTCGTGCGGTCAATGCACGCATCGACAGCACCCTGATCAGTTCCGCTGCTGCGGTCCCTGATGAGTCCCCTGCTGGTCTGCTGAATGGCACCCCGGCTCTGAATCTGACCGGAGACGGTTCGGTGCAGGGCATCCGCTGCGACATCGCGGAGTTCCTGAAGGCGCTGGTGGGCGACAACCTGTCGGTTGCGGGTTCGTTCTGGGTGATGCCGGAGACCGTGGCGATCGATCTGGCCATGGCGACCAACGAGGTCGGCGCTCCGGCGTTCCCGGGCGTGACCCCGACTGGCGGCACGCTGGCGGGCCTGCCGGTGTTCACGTCGCAGTACGTGCCGACCGGCTCGGATGGCCCGGTGGTGGCTCTGATCAAGGGCGACGAGATCTTCCTCGGCGACGAGCGTGGCATCCAGGTCTCGGTGTCGGATCAGGCGTCCCTGCAGATGGACGATGCCCCGACGCATGACAGCACCACTCCGACCCCTTCGCAGCTGGTGTCGATGTGGCAGACCAACTCTGTCGCGTTCAGGGTCGAGCGTTTCCTGAACTGGCAGAAGCGTCGCGCCCAGTCGATCGTGTGGGCGAACGTCAACTGGAACGCCTGCGAGTCCTAAGCAGGCACTTTGGAGCGCCCGGCTTCGGCCGGGCCTCCTTTTCGGCGAGGTGACACATGCGAATCGAATACAGGGCGAACGGGATGCAGCGCACGGTTCCGGACGCCATTGGCCAATCCCTGATTGATCGGAATCTGGCGAGGGCAGTTGATGGCGAGGTCCCGGCTGACCCCGCGCCCGGACGCTACCGCACCCGCGATCTGCGGCCCGAGTCCGACGTTGACCTGCTGCGCGCTGAGTGCGACCGGCGGGGCATCAAGTATCACCACCGCGCAGGCGTGCCGAAGCTGCGGGAACTGTTGAAGGCGGATACCGAATGAAGAAGCTGGCGGCCATTGCGGCCCACCCGATGACCTACGTGCTGGCGTTCGCTGCTGGCGGTGCCGTGTGCGCCGTTGCGGGCGTTTCCGTGCTGGCGGGCGCGGGCTGGGCGCTGGTGGCTGCTGGCGGCTTCCTGTTGGCGGCGGCGGCCTACATCACCCGGGGCATGGCCAATGGCTAACGTGACTATCTTCGGCGCTCTGCGGAACGCGGCGTCGCGGCAGAAGGCGATGCAGCCGGTCAATGACTGGCGCCGTGGCTGGCGTGTGATCCACGAACCCTACTCGGGCGCGTGGCAGAAGAACGATGAGCTGAAGCGCGGTGACCTGACGTGCTACCCGACCCTGTACGCCTGTCTGAATCGAATCTCCACCGATATCGGCAAGCTGCCGTTCCTGCTCAAGCGCAAGGATGAGCACGGTATCTGGCGTCCGACAGAGATCAGCGCCTATAGCCCGGTGCTGCGCAAGCCTAACGGGTATCAGACGGCGCAGCAGTTCCGCGAGGCGTGGATGCTGTCGAAGCTGATGGACGGGAATACGTTCGTATTGAAGCAGCGCGACGAATCCAACAAGGTCCGGGCGCTTTATGTTCTGGACCCGGCCCGAGTTGAGCCGCTGGTGTCGGAAGCTGGGCGCGTGTTCTACCGACTGAACTACCCGAGCGCGAACAACCTTCTTCCTGCCGAGTACGCGGACGAGCAGATCGTGGTTCCGGCGTCGGAGATGATCCACGATCGGGTCAACCCGTTCCACCATCACCTGATCGGCGTACCGCCGCTACTTGCTGCTGCGATTGCGGCCGGAAAGAACATCCGCATCCTGCGGAACAGTTCGTCGTTCTTTGAGAATGCAGCGAACCCCGGCGGCCTGGTTTCCGGGCCTGCCGGTCTGGATGAGGGTGACGCGGACAAGCTGCAGGAATTCTTCAATACGCAGTTCACCGGAGAGAAGTCCGGAAAGATCGCGGTCATTGGCGCAGACCTGAAGTTCACCCCGTTTGCGTTCAAGGCTGCCGATTCTCAGCTTGTCGAGCAGATGCGGTACTCGGATGAGCAGATTTGCCAGCCGTTCGGCATTCCTCCGTTCAAGATCGGGATCGGGTCAATCCCTGCTGGTATGACAGTGGACGCGATCAACCTGCTGTACATGGAGGACGCGCTCCACGGCCACATCATTGCGATGGAGACGCTACTTACCGAGGGGCTGGACGTTGGCCCCTACAAGGTCGGGATGCCCGAGATCGAGCTGATGCGAATGGATCGGCAGGGCAAGGCCAACTATCACGGCACGCTGCGAGAAAGGGGCATCGAAGCGGTCAACGAATCTCGGTTCCACTTCGATTATTCCCCGCTTGATGGCGGCGATACGATCTACATGCAGCAGCAGGACTACCCGCTCGACCAGGTCCGGCACAACAAGATCGAAGGGCCTGAGACGGAGCCGCCCCCTGTGGATGAGGGCGAGGGCGAGCAGGTTGAGGCCGCGAACGAAGAGGCCCGGCAGCTACACGCCGAGCTGTGGCAGCACAAGGCGATAGAAGCGACGCGAGAGGCTATCAATGCTTGATCCCGTAGAGTTTGGAAAGGCGATGGCAGCCATCGTCAATGAAGCTACCGCGCCGCTGGTCAAGCGCATCGAGGAGCTGGAGGCCCGCCCTGTCGAAATCGACGTGTCTGATGTGGTGAAAGAGTTGCTGTCCGCTGACGGAATCAAGCAGCTTGTCGGGCTGGAAGTCGATGCGTTCCTGACTGAGAACCCGCCGCCCCCCGGAAAGGATGGCAAGTCCGTCACGCTGGAGGATGTGTCCCTGTTCCTTGACGCGGCCATCGCCAAGCACGTTCTGGAACTGGAGCGCCGGGCAAGCGATACGATCGCGCGGGCTATCGACAAGATCCCTGCCCCGAAGGATGGGCGGGATGGTGTTGACCTGACCGAGATTGGGTTGGAGTTCGACGGCGAGCGCACGGTGACGGTCAAGGGCCGCACGGGTGAGGTGTCCAAGCGCCTGCCGATCCCCCTGTGGCGCGGCTACTGGTCCGAGGGCGTGGTGGCCGAGCGCGGCGACATCCTGACGCACAACGGCACCGCCTACATCGCTGTCGTGGACAACCCGAAGTGCGAGCCGGGCGTGGGCAAGTATGACCACGAATGGAAGGTGTTCACGCGCAAGGGCCGCGACGGGAAGGACGGTCGGACCGGCATCGACCGCACGAAGCCGGTGAACCTGAAGAAGAAGCCCGACGATGAATAACCTTGTCACTCTGGACGAGGCCCGAGACCACCTGCGGCTGGACGAGGGTCCGGACGACACTTGGCTGGCGACCTGGATTCCGGTCGTGTCGGAGGCGGTGGCGCTGTGGCTGAAAGACGAGTGGCGGCTGTACCAGTCGGAGGTGGGCAGCGATGGTGAACCTGTGCTGGATTCTGACGGCCGCCCCGTGGTGGCGCTTGATTCGGACGGCGAGCCGGTGGTGCGCTGGGCGGTCAAGGCTGCGTGCCTTGTGGAGCTGGCGTCGCAGTACCGCTTCCGCGAGGGCGAGGGCAAGGACAACGCCGTGCCGTCGCACGAAGGGTATGGCCACGGCCTGACAAGCAAGGCGGCTGTGGCGCTTCTGACGACGATTCGACGTCCGACGGTGGCATGAACTACGACCTGTACCACGGCGACTGCCTGGAGGTCATGGCGCGGCTTCCGGATGGGTCCATTGATGCTGTGATCTGTGACCCGCCATACGGGACGATGCAAGGGTTCAACGGCATAGATTGGGACGTTGCGCTGGCCCCCGCCGCCGTGTTCGAGCACTGCAACCGCGTGTTGCGGATGAACGGCGCGCTGGTGCTGTTCTCACAAGAGCCGTACACGTCCCGCCTCATTACCGAGGCGCACGGAAACCTGCCGTTTAGCTACCGCATGACGTGGCTCAAAGACAGCTTCGCCAATCATTTGATGTGCAAGAAGGCGCCGGTCTCCTACACCGAGGACGTTCTGGTCTTCTTCAAGAAGTACGACACGCTGGCGCAGCATCCACTACGGAAGTACGCCGCGCGGGTGCTGGCAGCCTGCGGTGGCGACCTGAAGGCGATCAATGCGCGGCTGGGCCATCGTCGCGCGGAGCATTTCTTCTATGTGGAGTCCACGCAGTTTGCGCTTTGCACGGAACAGACCTACGCGCAGTTGTGCGAGGTGTACGGGCTTACG